AATCGTTAGAATACCTGTTATACGACCATCACCTTCAACAATTAAAGAGGTAACAGCTGATCCTGCTCTTACATGTAAACCACCCAAACAAGACGTTAATCCAACAAATGTAGATACACCAGCAGTTACATGTAAACCTTCATTACCCGTCTGTTGTATGCCCTTGGTTGCTGTGACAATACCAGTAGAATAGATATCAGTTACAACATCATAGTTAAGTTGGGCAGCAGTTAAAATACCACTAAAATATCCACTCGTAGCAGTAATAACACCGACACTCATTCCAATGCCAGATACATTACCTTTGGTCAATACTTCATCTAATGTTGACGAACCTGATAGTGCAGTACTTGCAATACCAACCCATTTAGAAGTGGTTGCATTATAGATTAATAACTCATTGTCATTCTGTTCAAAAGTTACATCATCAAGGTCTTTAATAAACCCTGCACCACCACCACCGATGGTATATAATTGTTGCTGAACTCTATTAACAAATAACTTATAGTGCTTTGCTAAATCTTCATGAGTAGCAAATTTCTGGTCTGTTGGTGTAAGAGGATCAGTATTACTCTCACCAGGATCGGGTTGAATGGGACGATTATTTACTTCTTCAGTTAATACATCTTGTTCATCTTTCAATACTTCTTGCTTATTTTTAATTTCTTCAACAAGAATCTTAAGAGAATCTAAACCTATTTTGAATTCTTTCCTAACTTCCTTAATATCTTCATCATAATATTTTACTTTTGGAAGGTTCTCAATCTCTTCTGTAAGAGCAGTAAAGTATCCATCAAAGATATCCTTTGCTTCATTATTCTTTCTATTAAATTCCTTTACTTCTTCTTCAACTCTTTGCTTTAATACATTTAATTTACCAAGTATATTTTTCTTTAGTAATCTATCATCATTTTTATAACCATGTCTTGCATCATTTATTCCTAAAGCAGCCTCTTTTAATTCTTTGTATATTTTATCCTTTGCTTCTTTTAAATCCGAAGTTACTTTATCAAGACTAACCCTTTTCTCAAAGTCTTTCTTATCAAGGTCTTCTGTTAAGTGATTTAAGTCATCATCAAACTTATCTTTAAGGTCATTGATGTGGTCATTAACCTTACTAAAGTCATCATCAATTACACCAAAGGTCTTACCAATCCAAGAGAAATCTGGTACTTGGTTGACCTCATTAACCCACTTTGGAAATTCGGGTATAGATTGTTTTACTGCAAGAATGTCTTCTTTAAGAGATTCTAAATCTGCCTCATAATACTTTGGTTCAGGAAGACTTACAATAGCTTCCTTAATGACACTAATCTTCTCCTCAAGGTCATTTACCTGTTCATCATAATATTTTATCTCTGGTATATCAGCAGCATTCTGATTTATTTCTTCTCTTAAGGAAGCAATCTCATCATCATAATACTTTATCTCTGGTACTTCAGGAATACTATCCCTAACCAGTTCAACTTGTTCTGTAAGTTTCTCTAATTCTTCGTCGTAATATTTAATCTCTGGAATATCAGGAATATCTTTTCTTACGTCATTTATCAGACGTACTATCTCCGTTAAATCTTGTGCTTCTTCCTCTATGGAACAAGGTGCAGTATCAGGCGGTTCTTCTGTAACTTCTTCTTCAGTTTCAACGAACTCGTCAATTGAAGGTAATTCTTTCTCTTCTTTTATAAATTCATCGACTGATGGCAATTCACTCTCTGGTAAATTATCTATCGACGGTAACTTGTCCGACATTTTATGGATACTGAAAGTACTTCGGGATTCCTCTCCCAAAGTTATTTAGAATCTTTAGGTAGTCCGTTCTTTAATAGTTTCTGTAACTCTGCAGTTGACCCAACAAACAGGGCATTATTAACAGTAGATGGTCCTTTCTGTTGAGTCTCTTCTTCTACATCTTTTAATTTCTTCTGAAGGTCCATTAACTTATCAGTTGCATCAGAGACACTCTTAATTAACTGACCAGCAACTTCATATGCTCTAGGCATCTCACTATCCTGTGCAAGTTCAAGAATACCATTAATTGCTTCTTGACCTTTTTCTATGATGCTGTAGAGATTACCTCTCGTATATTCATAATCTTTTTCAATATCATTTTTAGTAAGTCTATCGGGTTTTGTTAAACCACCAGGAGTAACATTAGTAAGTTGATCCTTTCTAGTGACACAACCACCTTCAGGAGTATCAGATACTTCTACATTAAATGTGTCATCTAAATTACTCATCTTCATGTAAACTCTCCACTAAATCCAAAGTCATCACCCATTTCAATGAGTGTATCATCAGCAGCAGTAATTCCTAATACTTCAGATCCCTTGACGTGTGCAGCAGCAGTTCTACCATCCCTACCTCTGTCAACAATAATCTTGTTACTGTCAATCTGCTTAATATACATCTGCTCGTCATCAACATCAATATAGGTTTCAGCAGTAAGAGCACTGCCATCATTTACAGTAATAGAGGTCTGTGATGCATCAATATCTTCTGTGAGATTTGTAAGGACATCACCTGTATAATCTTTAGTTGCTCTTGGAGTAACGGTATATGTAACATCTCTTTCGACAGATGTGGATCCACCAGCCATATATTTGACACCAACCTTCTTGATGATATCCTTGGTAGCAGAAGTAACAGGACCGAATAGGTATGTCTTTGCACTAAATCTTAATGTATAAAGTAAAACTCTACGACTAGTAAAATTACCTTCATATTGATCATCCATTGTAACACTTTCGAGTATTACAGGAATATCTCTTTTCTCATTCATTGATGAAAGTAAATTTACTGTTAAATTATATTGTGGTTGAAAGTATGGAAGTATCTGTTCTACAATTTGCAATGCATCATCATTTAATTTACACATGACACTTAACTCAAATTGCATACTATAAGGAACAGGCATGTATGCTTTATTTGTATTCTTTCCAGTAGTCTTATCTTTTACTGTAAATTGTTGAGTTGTAGTTACTTTTCTTGATGAATCATATTGAAGACCAGTAAACTCAAATGACATTCTTGGTAATGTCAATGAAGTTCTTTTATTAAGGTCTGGTGATTCTTCTAATCTTGCTAAAAACTTTTGTGTAGGACCATATGCTAGAGGTACTTTTACAGTAGAATCTTCCTGCTTAATGGTAATATCATTAAACAGTGTACCAAAACCAATAATGGTTTTTCTAAAAATTTCGTTATAAAAATATTCAAACATGATTATATACCTCTTGTATTATATTTATGGGGTACCGAATGGGTTACCTTCAGAGAAGTCAAGAATATCATCTGCTTCAGTTTCAAAAGTATCATTGTCACCAAATCCATCATCATAGTTAGTTAGGTCTATTAACCTTACAACACGAGATGCACCTGATGTAGAACCTGTGAGAGTCTCCGATATAGAGAATGTTCCTTCTACATTAGATATTTCTATTTCATTTGTTACAGAATTCCAAGTTCTTACTCTTGCAGTAGCACCACTTGTTCCTCCAGTTACAATTTCATTGAATACAAAGGTTCCAGTACTTGTTCCTGTTGGAGCAGCAATTGCTATTGTTGGTGGGGTTGTATAACCTGCACCAGCATTAGTGATGTGAATAGCAGATATAGTACCTGCGGTGCTTACGACTGCTGTAGCGGCAGCAGAGACCGTTGAGAGACCCGTAAACGTGACTGCTGGTGATGTAGTATATCCTGAACCACCTCCAGTAACAGTAACAATACCAATGGTTCCATTTGCCATATATGCAGTAACAGCAATACCTGTTCCTCCACCACCATAGAACTGCATTTCAGGCCCTGTAGTGTATCCAGAACCAGGATTAACTAGGTTAACATTCTGTACTACACTCTTATTACTAGCAGCATCATAACCTGCACCAATAAACAATCCACCACGTAGATATGCAGTTGCTATACCAGTTACTCCACCTGCAGGAGCAGAGGAAATTGCAACTCGTGGAGCATATGTATACCCACTACCTCTATCTGTTACAGTAACATATTGAATACCACCATGTACTTGTGTTGTTTCTGCAGTTGCTTGTACAGCATCTCCAATAAGAGTAAGTTTTTGAGTAGTTCCGATTACGTAGTCTGCACCATCTACACCTTCTGTTGCTTCTAAAGTATCATCAATTTCATCAACACCAGTATCGATAACTTCGTCTTCGTAACGGAATAGTTCACAACGAAGTTCATATACGTAAGTATTCTTAAGCATGTAGAATGGTTTCTCGTGCTCTACGTACTTGATTTCAAATAGACGATCTCCAAATGGGAAGTAGATTAAATCTCCTTCCTTTGGTCTAGTTGATAATTTTATATTTTCCTCATTCTTCATCAAAGGAGAAATATAATTCTCAAATCTTTCCTTTGAAATTATTAAAGTTACTTCATTAGTTTGCTCAATACCAAATTTAGAAAGGAGAGTAGGATTATCTCCATATCCGTCAAAGTTATCAATATATGCTTCTATAGGATATGCATCTTTAAATGATGATGCAGTTA